TCATGAACAGCCTCGGCTCCAACGTCCCCGCCGACGGTGGCTTCCTCATCCCCGAGTACCTGCGGGCTGAGCTGCTGCGCATCGCGCTGGAGAAGGCCGTGGTCCGCTCGCGGGCCCGCGTCATCCCGATGGAGACGCTGACCCTGCCGTTCCCGATGATCGACTCCACGTCCAACGCCTCGAACATCTACGGCGGCGTCGCGGCGTACTGGACCGAAGAGGCCGGAACCCTCACCGACAGCTCCCCGACCTTCGGCCGGGTCAAGCTGGAGGCGAAGAAGCTCACCGCCTACTCGGAAGTCCCGAATGAATTGTTCGCGGACTCCCTGATCAGCCTCCAGATGCTGATCAACGAGATCTTCCCCGAGGCCATCGCCTGGTTCGAGGACATCGCCTTCATCGGCGGCTCCGGCGTCGGCGAGCCGCTCGGCTTCCTCAACTCCCCCGCCATGGTCTCCGTGACCAAGGAATCGGGCCAGGCAGCGGACACCATCGTCTGGGAAAACCTGGTCAAGATGTACGCGCGGATGCTGCCGTCCTCGCTCAACAGTGCGGTCTGGATCGCCAACCTGGACACGTTCCCGGAGCTGGCGACCATGTCCCTGTCCGTCGGCACCGGCGGCTCGGCGATCTGGCTCACCGACGGCGTCTCCGGCCCGCCCATGCGGATCCTGGGCCGTCCGGTGCTGTTCACCGAGAAGATGCCGACCCTCGGCGACGCGGGCGACATTGTGCTCGCCGACCTGTCGCACTACCTCATCGGTGACCGCCAGGCCATTCAGGCGGACACCAGCCCGCACTACCGCTTCCAGACCGACATGACCTCGATGCGATTCATTGAGAGGGTGGACGGCCGCCCGTGGTTGCAGAGTGCTATCACTCCGCAGACGGGAAGCAACACCTTGAGCCCGTTTGTCCAGCTCGCGGCACGAGCCTGATCGCTCTATGTAGTCACATTTGGATCTTCCTCGATCCACTGGATAAGATCTGAATGTGACTCAGATCAAGGGATGCGCCCCAGGATGCACCTGCGGTAAGCATCGTTCACGGCCTTGCGAGCCGGGCTGCGCGTGCAGTCGTCATAGCCTCCCCTTCAAATTCGGGAAGTGCCCTGATGGCTGCACGTGTGGGCGGCACAAGTCAAAAGCGTGCGCGCCGGGGTGTACGTGTGGGCGGCATGGTGCCTCTGTCAACAAGGGGGCGAAGTGCCCTGATGGCTGCACGTGCAAGCGCCACACTCCCCCGAAACGACCGAAGCGAACACGCGAAGAGCAACTAGCAGTTGACCGAGAGCGCAGGCGTCAGCAGGTAGCGGCCGACCCGGAGAAGAATCGGGAAGCCTGCCGGAACTGGTATGTCAAGAACCCGTACTGGTCCAAGTACCGAATGACCGTGCGTCAGTGGGAACACGCCTTCACTCAGCAGGAGGGCCTCTGTTATCTCTGCGGAGACCAACTGCGCCGAGGTGACAGCCGGGCCATTCATGTGGATCACGACCATCGCTGCTGCCCCACGGAGAAGACGTGCGGAAAGTGCATTCGAGGTCTGACATGTAGTGACTGCAACAGCGGAATAGGAGATTTCGGAGAAGATCCCGAACTGATGCTCCTGGTCGCTGCGCGCCTGGAATCTGCGATCCGCGCCATGGAGGCACGATGAGCCCGTCGTGCGCCGAAGGCTGCACCTGTCGCAGGCATAGCCGTCCCAGCAAGATCGACTGGACGGACGCGGATGCAGTGAGGGCGTACCAGCGTGAGCGTTCCCGACAGAGATACGCAGCAGATCCTGAAGCCGCCCGCACCGCCTCTCGACAGTGGGGTCTGCGTAATCGTCTGTATGCCAAGTACAGGCTGACGAACGAGGCATGGCAGTCCCTCCTGGACTCCCAGAATGGATGCTGCTACTTGTGCCTTAAGCCGTTCGACGTTGAGGCGAATCGTCGGTCGATACACGTAGACCATGACCACACGTGCTGCCCTGGCGAGAAAACCTGCGGGCAATGCGTGAGAGGGCTGGCCTGCTGGTCCTGCAACAGGGGAATCGGGAGATTCAAGGATGATCCCGACCGCATCCGCCGCGTGGCGGAGAACCTGAGAGCTGCTCAGCTCCGGCTCCGTTCGAACAACTGAATAACCCCCAAGCAAGACCCCCTGGGACTCCGGTCCCTGGGGGTCTTTTTCATGCCGCTTTGCGTGGCGGCCCGCACAGCTCCGGTGCGCATTCACACCCAAGCCGGAGCCGTGGGGACGACGGCATTCACACCCCGTCGTTCCCGGCATCTCAAAGGAGAGAACCATGGCCACTGGCGCAAGCGCGCTCGGTCGCCTGTTCAACGTCTCCGTCGGCGCAGTGCCGACGGACGCGGTGGCGGGCGCCATCACCGGCAACCGCATCCACCTCAAGGACTGCGGCGGCGTGTCGTTCATCGTCGTCGCGACGGGTGCGTCCACCGACATCCTCGACCTGGACCTCCAGGAGCACAACGCGGCTTCCGGCGGCACCTCGCAGGATCTCGACATCATCACCAAGTACTACTACCAGAGCGAGACCACGCTCGACGGTGACGAGACCTGGACCGAGGGCTCGCAGTCGGCGGCGTCCGAGATCACCAACGTCGGTGCGGCGTCCGAGGAGACCCTCGTGGTCGTCGAGGTCCGCGCCGAGCAGCTCTCGGACGGCTTCGAGTGGGTGTCGCTGAACGTGCCCGACCTGGGCACGAACGGCACCAAGCACGTCGCGATCCTCAACGTTGCGCACGACCTGATGGTCATGCGCAAGCCGACCAACCTGGCAAACCTGAACTCGTAAGGGGTCCTGACTGATGTCGACCATCCTTCAGGGCACCCAGCTGCGTCAGCTGACGCTGGGGAACGGTCCTGTTTCCAAGGCGACCGGTACGCTCACCGACGCCACAACCGACTCGCTGTTCACCGTGGCCGGTGGCGAGGTGATGATCACCGCTCTGTGGGCGGTGTGTACCACGACCATGGCGGGCGCGAACACGCTGGCTCTCCAGACGAACCCGACCACCGGCGACACCGTCACCGTGGTCGCGGCCACCGACCTGGGCACCACGGACACGGCGGCGGGCACCACGATCGGTGTCGTCGACGAGTCCACGACCACGCCGGACTTCCGCAAGGGCGGGCGTCCGCTGACCAACCTGGTGGTCACCACCGGCACGGTCGAGCTGGTGCAGACCGGTACGGGCACCATCGACGGTGCGCTGACCTTCTACTGCACCTGGGTTCCGCTCACCACGGGCGCGACGCTGGTGGCTTCCTGACATGTCCGTGATCCTGAAGGGCGCTGGCGACTTCGGGCGGGTGGTGGAGCGTGCTACGGCCGCTCTGCCGCAGACGACCGCCAGCGCCTTGTTCACTGTGGCGACGGGCCGGGTCATCGTGACGTCGATCATCGGCGAGGTGACCACGGTCATCCAGACCCAGGCGAACAACACGAAGCTGACGTTCGATCCGACAGCGGCCGGGGCGACGCAGGATCTGTGTGCGGTGCTCGACATCACCGCCGACGCCGTCGGCACGATGTACTCGATCACCGGTACTCCGGCGACGGCGATGCAGGACGCGCTGAATTTCCTGCCGTCGTCCAAGGTGCTGGCGCGGCCGCTGATCCTCAAGCCGGGCTCGGTCCTGTTGGACTGCGCCGCTTCCAACACGGGGTCCGTGAAGTGGACCTTGTGCTACTGGCCACTGGACACGGGCGCTTCCGTGGCTGCGGCCTGACTTTTCCCTCGGAGATGCCATGAGCATGTTGACGTGCGTCGGGTGTACGACGCGTTTCGCTGTCGGCCTCGACGCCTGTCCGCACTGCGGTGGCGCCGAGTATGTGGAGGAGGGGGTCGTCGTGTCGCGGCGGCTCCCGTCCTTCACCACTGTCTTCTGTGCCTGCGGGCGCGGGCCGTGGACGATTCGTCTGTCCGGTCCGCTGCCGGGTCTGGTGCAGCTTCCTGATCTCTTCTGCGCCTCGTGCGGGTCTCAGGTGCAGGTTCCCTGGCCCCCTGTGGAGGATGACGTGTCCCCGAAGATCACCGTGCATGGCGGTCCCTCGAACGCTCGCGAGCAGGCGGAATCCTCCCCGGACGCCGTCGCGAGCCTGCCCCTGGCCGGAGCCGAGGCCGGTCAGGGGCACCCCACCTATGTCGGCGAGGCGGGCCCGGAGACGGTGCCCTTCGCTACCGGCGGTGTGCTGACGCAGGCGTCCAAGGACGCCGAGCCCGAGCCGGAGCCGGTCGAGCCGGACCCGTACGCGGGCAAGACGCTCGCCGAGCTGCGCGAGGAGGCCGACAAGCGGGGCGTGGCTTCGTATGGGTCGAAGGCGCAGATCGCGGAGCGGCTGCGGGCTGCGGATGAAGCCGCCAAGGCCGACGGCGGCGAGTAAGCCGTGGCGTGGGAGCAGCTGCTGAGTATCCGTGACGAGGCGATGGCCTACAAGCGGGATGAGCTGACGAATCCGCCGGTGGCGTGTCCGAACGATGGTGAGCCGCTGGATGCGGGGCGCAATGGGGTTCTGCATTGCCCGTTCGACGGCTGGGAATGGCCGCGCGACAGGACTTGATCACTTGTGGAGGGTGTAGATGGCTATCTCGGTTCCTGTCTACACCACCCGCGAGGTCTTGAAGCGGGCGCTGGATCAGGGTGAGGTTCCGAAGAACAACCGGAACATCGACCGGTGTATTGCGTCGGCTTCGCGGAATGCGGAGGCGATGGTGCACCGGGTCATGTATCCGAGGGTGGCGACGAAGTATTTCGACTGGCCGAATGAGCAGGATGCCATGTCGTGGCGGCTGTGGCTGGACGATGCGGATCTGATCTCGGTGTCGGCGATGTCGTCCGGGGGGACGACGATTTCGGCGGCTGACTACAACTTGGAGCCGAACCGGACGGGGCCGCCGTACAACCGGGTGGAGATCGACATTTCCTCCAGTGCCACGTTCGGTGGTGGGTCGACGCATCAGCGGGACATCACGATCACCGGTGTGTGGGGGTACACCGACGACCATCTCAGCGCCGGGGTGACGTCGGAGGCGCTGGACGCCTCGGAGACGGGTGTCGATGTGTCGGCGGCGGTGTCGGCGGAGGTCGGCGTCGGATCGATTCTGAAGATCGATTCGGAGCGGCTGCTGGTCACCGACCGGGCCCAGCTGGATACCGGGCAGAACGTCGGCGGCGCCGGACTGACCGCGAACAAGAATTCGCAGTCGCTGACTGTCTCGGACGGTACTCAGTTCTCTGTCGACGAGGTCATCCTGGTCGAGTCGGAGCGGATGCTGATCGAGGAGATATCCGGCAACGTCCTGAGCGTGGAGCGGGCTTTCGAAGGCTCGACGATCGCCGCGCACGCGGCCGGTGTCGACATCTACGCTCCCCGCACTCTCACCGTGTCGCGCGGCGCACTGGGCTCGACGGCGGCCACGCACTCCAGTGGGGCGACGGTTGAGGTGTGGCAGGTGCCTGCGGCGGTGCGTCAGTACGTGACGGCCGAGGCGATCCACCAGCTGATGCAGGAGCAGACCGGCTGGTTCCGCACGATGTCGGCGTCGTCGATCTTCGGTGGCACGGCGCGGCGTGCGGCGACGGTGGAGGCGCTGGTCGACTTCCGCGAGCAGATGTACCGCACGTATGGGCGTAAGGCACGTACTCGCACGATCTGACGAGGGAGGGGTGCTGGCGATGGCTCAGGTCGGATATCACATCAGTTTCCGTTCCCGCGCGTCGGGCCCGATCCAGTCGGGTGCGATTCACCGGCATGTGCGGGACTACGAGAAGGACGTCGCCGAGGAGCTGGCCGAGGACGCCCACGCGGCGTGGCTGGACAGGCTGAACGACCGCATTCGTCACCAGACCCCGTACTACACCACGCGGATCGATAGGCGAAAGATCGCGTGGAACCGGTGGAAGGTCCACGACAACGGCGTTCTTTACGGCAACTGGCTTGAGTCGGGTGCGTACACCCCTCGAACCATCTTCCCCGGCTACTGGTCCCTGCGGGACACCAAGGCCGAGTACGGCAAGGGCGGCCTCCGTGTCGCTATCGCCGAGAGGGTCCTCCGGGAGCACCAGGCCCGTGGCCGTCTGATCTGAAGGAGGCCCGGTGGCTCTGGACACTCGGAACATCCTCGGCAACCTCGCCTCGCTGGCCATGGCCACCGGGCATTTCGATGCCGTTCTGGGCTATGTTTCCAAGCAGTCGGCGACCAATGGGATCACTGCCGCGATCTACATCGAGGACATGCGGGCCATCCGTACTTCGGGGCTCGCGTCCACGTCGGTGCGGATGGAGCTGGAGATGCAGGTCTACTCCTCCACCTACCAGGAGCCGTACGACGACATCGACACCAACCTGGCGCTCGCCGTGGATGCGATGTTCACCGCGCTCATCGGGGACTTCGACCTCGGCAGTGAGGCCCGCAACGTCGACATCTTCGGTGCCTGGGGACAGCCTCTCCGTGTCCGGAGCGGGATGATGAACCTAGACGGTAAAGAGTTCCGAGTCTTTCAGATCCTTATTCCGATCGTCATTGACGACGTGTGGGATCAGGTCGCGTAAACCCCAAGATTCATTAAGGGCCATCCGGTATTCGGGTGGCCCTTACTCATGTCCCGAGGAGGGAATCACGCATGGCAAAGACCTCGGGACTCGGGGATAATTTCTACGTACACGGATATGACCTGAGTGGAGACATCAACTCCCTCGGCACCATATCCGGCGGGAACGCCCCCTTCGACGTCACCGGCATCGACAAGTCGGCCTACGAGCGGATCGGCGGCAAGCGCGACGGGAACATCGAGTTCACCTCGTACTTCAATCCCGCCACCGACCGCTCCCACCTGCGGCTGTCGACGCTGCCGACCACCGACGTCCACCTCTACTACGCGCGCGGCACCACCCTCGGCAATCCCGCCGCCTGCATGGTCGGCAAGCAGATCAACTACGACGGCACACGCGGTGACGACGGCGACTTCAAGTTCTCCGTCCAGGCCCAGTGCAACGGCTTTGGCCTGGAGTGGGGCCGCCAGATGACCGCCGGGAAGCGCACCGACACCGGCGCCGCCAACGGCACCTCGGTCGACTTCACCACCGGCTCCACCACCTTCGGCCTCCAGGCCTACCTCCAGGTCTTCTCCTTCACCGGCACCGACGTGACCATCAAGCTCCAGGAGTCCTCCGACAACGGGGCGGGCGACGCGTTCGCCGACGTCACCGGGGGCGCCTTCACCGCTGTGACCGCCGGGCCCACCGTCGAGCGCATCGCCACCGCGAGTGGCCAGACCGTCGAGCGGTATCTCCGCGTGGTCACCGCCACCACTGGCGGATTCTCCGAACTCACCTTCGCGGTCATGGTCTGCCGCAACGACACGGCGACCGTCTTCTGACACCACCTCGGGGAGAGGCCATGCGTCCCATCAACCGCATCACACCCAACCTGCCCGCCTCGGCGTACCGGACGTTTCAGATCGTCTCGCCGATCTCTACGCACTGGCGTCCGGCCACGTGTGAGGAGGTCGAGTGCGAGCAGCATGTGCGGGGCTGGAAGTCGGCGATCGACGAGTCGACGGAGCTGGGCCAGAAGCAGGCCTGGTACATCCGCAAGCAGTCGGGCCGGAAGTTCACCGAGTCCCGTGATGAGCAGCCCGGCCTGACGGTGTTCACGTTCGAGGCCGGTCAGCGCTGCTTCGCCTCCGGTCAGCACAAGCTCCCCCTCGGCCGCCCCGAGCACTACCTCGTCAAGGGTGGCGACTGGCGCGGGAACCCGGCTGGTGTGCAAACGCGCAAACACTCTCGCGCGGAGCACTGGGTCGAGGAGTTCCAGGAGAACCAGGACAGTCTTGCCCGCCAGATAGAGCGCGGGTGAATCCATCCGTTGGTCCGCTGTCGGCAGCGGTCAACTCACTGCAAAGAAGGTGATTTGCAATCGCAAAGGAAAGCGGCCTTGGGTGGACCACGTGCAGCGTGGACGATAGCGGTGGCACCGCCCGAGCGATCAAGAACGACATCACGTCCCTGGAATTCTCCACGCCTCGTGGTGTCCAGGACATCACCGGCATCGACAAGTCGGCGTATGAGCGTCTGCTCCTGCTCGCCGACTTCTCGATCACGCTGAACGGCGTCTTCAACGACGCCGCCAACCAGTCCCACGACGTCTTCAAGACCGTCCCGTCCACTTCGGTGGCGCGGACGGTGACGCTGACGGTCTCGGGCCAGACGCTCGCGAACGAGTGCCTGTTCACCGACTACCCGCTCACCCGAGCGGACTCCGGTGAACTCACCTTCGCGTGCCCCGGTGTCCTTTCGGACGGCACCGTCCCGACGTGGGCATGACAACTTCATAGTTCGGCACTTCGGCAGTCCATCGCAGGTCGCGGTGGGCTTTTCTCTTTTCCGGGGAGGTATCCGTGGCGTCTTTCAAGCGCAAGCGGAAGATCTACAAGCTCGACTTCGAGGGGACCGAGTACGACGGCCTGGTGGTCAAGGTGCGCGGCCTCACGACCGGCGAGTACCTCGACCTCGTC